TATATGAACTTCAGCTATAAACTTTACTTTTGTTTCAGTAGCTACAATAGTATTATTTGATACTGTGAAAATTACATCTTGCCCTACAGGTAAAATACTGTATAGTGGTCTTTGTTCTATTATTGTTGCCATTAGTTTACTGTTGTTTGATTTAAAGTATCTATTATATCTTGTTTAACATTACCTAGTAATTCACTTCCGAATTGTTTAAGTCCAAGACTTAAAGGCTTTTGAAAGAAACTGATACCCTGTATTCCGTTCCTACCTATACTTCTAGCTATTAAGAATGTTATTGTCTTACGTTTCATAAACTTACCGCTTGCATCTCTTGGAGCTATTCCTTTTTTTACTACCCACCCATCTAAAGCACTACTAGGTGGCTGTGAATGTCCTTTAGTATTCTTGTAACTATAAGGGCTTTTTATTACTTTGTTCTTATAGTTTTTAAAGGTTCTTTTCTTTTGCGTTCCTGAAACTCCTTTATCTACAAAAGTTCCATACCTATTCATATAGAATTTAACAACAAACTCAGGTTTAGATAAAGTGCCTATTTGTTCTACTTCAAATCTAATTGATTTTTCTAACTTAGTATCACCCCCTTTCTTCTTTTGCAAGTTACCCTTAGATCTATTGACTACTTGTTTACCAAAAGAGTTTAAGTACCTTTCTATATTAGCTGTGTCCATTATGCTACTGAAGCCGCAAATATTTCTACTTGAGGGTCATAGCTTACACCAACAGGCTTTACTTGTATTGAAGCTAGGTTTTCAAGAGTACCAAATGAAGGACTTGTATCTTCTTCAGCTAGTGCTACTGCTTCACCCTGTGCTAATATATGTGAAGTGCCGGGAGTAAGTAATACTGTGTAGTTTGAAGCAGTTGTTACGATTGCTACTTCTATCCAACCATTATCATCCAAGTTAGTTATTCTTACATACTTACACCTGTCTACATCTATTGCTCCTGCTGAAGTATAAGGACTTGCAGCAAATGTAGCTATTGTAGTAGTTTGTGAATTGACGCAAGTTACTACTCTTTCAAATGTATCTGCTATTCCTGTTACTGTTAAATTGTTTGATGAACCTCTTAACGCTCCATTGATGTTTACGCTTTCGGTTACTGTTACCGTTAAATCTGCCATATTATTTTATTTTATAAGTTATTTTAAATTTTTTCCAACCTATTTCTATTATCCATTTACCTATTTTAAATTTTATCATTCACCCTGACCTCTTTCCTGCATAGGTATTGTGCAAGTTTGAAAATCATTCTGTACCATAACTCCTATTGAGAATACCCAACCTGTCAGTAAGTTGTCAAATCTTTCTGTAAAAGGTTCTAAAGTAAACTGACCTTCAGTAAAATATAACGGTTCGTTAATATCATTAACTCCCTGAGCTGATTGCTGAACACTATGTCTAAGCATTGAAATAATATCTATTGAAATTTGTAGCGTTTCACTTAGAACTTCTTGCTCATTACTTAGATTATTTGCTGACTGTATATTAGCTTCAGTCCAATTCTCTTTTTCTGAAACTATATCCATAACAAAGATTTGAAAGTTGTAATTTAATTGACTATCGCCTGTTGTTACAGTTACAGGATTTACGTGCATTAAAGCAAACTTAGTATTTTTAGCCAAATCAATATCGAATATATCGCCTGTTGTTACTGTTGCTATCTGACTGTGATTATCACCTATATTCTTTAAGGTGTTTATTACATTATTGTAGCTCTTATTGTTTATCATTTAGGTTTACTTTTTTACTTTCGTTTAAATCTGTTTCATAACTTAACCACGTTAGACATTCTAATAAGCTAAGTTCTGTTATTCTTTCTAAGTTTACTATTTCACCATTTGTTAATCTGTACATCACGCCGAACCACCCCCATCTTTCGGCAAAGGATTCATCTGTAAATTGTCCTTCATCTTGTTCAGTCGTTCCATTAAATATAATGGCAAAATCATTGACAATTCTTTCCCTAAATTGTAGAAAAAAAAAAGGCTTGACTGTACTTGTTCTGCTGACATCTTTTTCATTTCTTCTGCCCTTATACTTATGTTACCATCATAGGCTGCAATCGTATAAACTCCATTCTTCTTCTCTGTTATTGGTCTGTAAAGAATAGCCATTACTTCAGGCATATTATTCTCTATTCCGTTCTTTATCATAGTTTCCAAATCTGCATACTCCCCGAGGGTAATTGCGTCTAGATCAGGATGAAAGCCGTACTCTTTACCTTCTACTTCTATTATCTTTTTTAGCTTACTGTCCTGCTTTGCTTGTAACTCTGCTATCTTAGATAATATAACTGCTACATCTTGTATTTCTAATTCCTTTATTAACTTCTTAGGTATATCTGATAAAGCTGCTATTGTTTCTAGCACTTCTTTCGTTTTACTACCTGTTTTTACATCAATAAGTTTTATCCACTTTTCAAGTGTTACATCTGACCACTTACTTATCAAATTGTACTGCTTAGTCTTTCCTGCCTTCTTAATTTTTACTTTCATAGTATTCTTATATTATATAATAGAAAAAGTCTGATTATAGTTTAAAATGTTATCTTTGTCCTGTTTTCATATACTTGTGGGGTGGGGTTGACTTAGGTCGCCCCATTCTTATTGAACGAAATACTTACCATAGTTAAGATTATCTAAGTGATATATGATATTGTACCTTATGCCATCAATAGCGTGATTGTAGTTATCTACATACAGCTTAGAACCTTTATCTGCATACACATAGTTGTTTAACTCTTTAGCTATGTTAGTGCTTTCAGGTGTTACTATTAATTCATAATCTTGCATACGAGTTATACCACTTTCAATAGTTCCTTTTTTAACAGCTCTTATGTTTACTCCTAAATGTCTAAGGTCTGCTATTAGTCTTGGTTCTGCACTATCAGCTATTATAAGTTTATCAGCTACTTTGTCTAATACTATCTTTGCTAACTCTTGACTTTTTAAACCATTCCTGTATATGTGTTCTTTTAAGTATATCTTCTTATGCTTCTTATCAATAGCCACTTCTGTAAGACTATCAGGGTCTATAGAAAATCCAAAGTCCATACCACAAGAAGTCTGTAAGTTATCAGGATTAAATTCTCCTATACTCCAATTCTCAAATACTACACCTTCAGCTTTGTCTAGCCATTGTCCTAAAAGCTGCTGAGTGTACTTCTTATAGTTATTATGCTTAATAGCTTCTACACGCGATAGGAAGCTCTCTGATAGATTATCTTTATTGTCTAGGTAGGTACTATGTATATAACATACATTGTCTTTAACGCCATTAAACCCTTCTTCAATTCCTTTGCCTTCAAAGAACCTTTCATATATCCAATTATCTTTTGTAACAGGATTCAGGACTAGTATAATTCTATTCTGTACATTCTTTTCTCTTATACTAAGATCAATAGTGTCAAAGATGTTTTCATCTATTAATTCTTCAGCTTCATCAAGTACCCAAGTAGATACACCTGTTAAAGACTTTAGACTAGCAGTCTGATTACCTGCTGAAGTTTTAATACCTCTAAATAGAATGTCAGACTTATTCTTTAAGTTTACAACCTCTGACTTGTTTACGCTAAATACATTTTCATAGCCTAATAGACTTATCTTTTCTAAGAACTCAGGTATAATTGAAAGACGTGCTGAGGTCATAGTGTAACGAGTGAATAGTATTCTAATACCTTCAGACATAGTAAGTAAAGTCAAAAAGACTGTAACAGCAAAAGACTTACCTGAACCCCTACCGCCTGTTATAATAAAGTATCGAGCCTTAGAATCAAATAAAGGATTGTATTTTTTACTCAGTATCAGTTTCGATAAATGTTATTAGTGGTAGGTTAAGAGGTTCATCACCTGAAGTTAAATCTACTCTATTAGTTTCATTCATACCTAATATGTTTTTAGCTGCGTGAATTACAACTGAAGGTACTTTGTCTTTTATACATTCATAGAATTTAGACTTAACAAAATCTTGAGCAATTAATTCTACATCTTTTACTTTTTGTGCAAAGTCTTCATCTTCTTTTAACCACTTATAGTAATTAGTTCTTGAAAGATCTGTTGTTTTTAATGCAGTTGTTACTACACCTAGACTTCCCTCTAGTGCTTTAAGCATTCTCTCCTTTGCTATTTGTGTTCTATTCTGTTCCATTATTTTTTATGTATTTCGTTTAAGATAACAGGTACTGCATTGTTCCAAGAAACTCTATGATGTAACCTCTTATTCTTATCACCCATTAAAGCTACCTTTACTGAAGATGGACTAAATATCACCGAATAAAAAGATTTGATATAAGTTCCTTTATCCAAGTATATGTCTGTCATTCCACCTTTATTACTTTGCGTTGTTTCTTGTTCTAATGATAATGTAGGAATAGTAAAAAATATATGACCGATACTTGCTTTATAAGTATATGTATTGAC